TATTCTTGCAGGCGGCTGCGGTTTTTCATGGTTGGAAGCTTGCGGTAGGTGTTGATCAGTTTGGTCATGGTCTTAATCCCTCTGGTGGTGGTCGGGGGCCGAAGCCCCCGTGTTGATTAGAGCGGAGTGTGCTTGGCCTTCACCTTGATGACGGGGAAGGGCTTGCCCTCGACCTTGCAGGTGTCCAGTTCGGTCAGGGTGATGCCATACTTTGCAAAGAGCAGTTCTTCGCTGACGGCTGGGCGCTGCGATAAGTAGATGGACAAGTCGCAGTTGACGCCTTCGACCACTGTCGAGCCTGTGGCTTCGACTTCTGCCTTCAAAGCCTTCAAAGCTTTTTCTGCAGCGTCAAAAATTGCTTTGGCTTCGTTGTAACGGTCGGCGAGTGTGAGGTTGGTGTTAGTCATGATAAAATCTCCATAAGGTAGGTCGGGCTGTTCCGACAAGATTGACAGTATTTGAAGCAATTTCGTATGTCAACAACAAAAGTGAATTTTTTTCAGCCGTGTGCAAAAAAATCCATCCAGATGATAAGTGCGGCCACAAAGGTGGCCACGCCCAAAAGCTCAAAAGCATCCAACAGAAAATTTTTCACGATCAACCCCAATCTTTGTAATCAGTGTTTTCAAAGTGACCTGCGCGATATTCAGCAATCTGCTCTTCAGTCAGGTCGGTGATGCGGCTGCTGCCAATGTAGTAATGTGGTTCCTGCCTGCGGCCATAATAGCTATCGGCTGCACCACGGTCGTAGAGCGAATTATGCTTGCGGTCCATTCCGTCATTTTCGATCAAAAGCAAAATAGTCATTGTCATTCTCCGTTGGTGTGGGCCTTGCCCGTTGCTGATATAAACACAATAAACGAAGCAATTTCGTTCGTCAACAAGAAAAACGAAATTGCTTCAAATTATTTTTTATTGTTTTGGGCGGGCGATGATGGTCTGCTTTACGCCATCGCGTTCGCCATGTTCTTTGATGGTCGCCTTGACCTTGACGGTGTCGCCTTTAACAGCAAACTGGTCACCGGTGTTGTAGAGGGCTGACGAGCCTTTGTAGATCACGATGTTGCCATCAGCATCGCGCAGACCGAATACGTTGGTGATGCCGAACTGTGTCTGGAAGTCAGTCACGAATGAAACGGTCAGGGTAAAGTCGCGGCGTTCGCCAACAGTGCCAATGTGCTGGCTGGCCAGATCACGAGCGCGATACTCTGCCTTGCGCTCCTCGCGCTTGGCTATGACGTTGCGGACAGCAGCAGCCTGCTTGTCAGTGAGGCCGCCAAACACGCGCAGGCTGCACCAGCAGGCATCGATGAAGGTGACGTCTGGGCCTTTATGGTGAGGGCCGCGCTCGATCTGCGCGTCAGACACGTTGACCTCGATGAAATCAATCAGCGTCTGCGCGTCAGCATGGGCTGTTTTAAAGCGGCGTTCGCCACCGATACGGGTGTTTTCTGCAATGCGGCGGCGGGTGGCTGCTTCGTAGGCTGCTTCGTTGATGATCATTGGGGTATCTCCTGTTTGGTTGATGATTTAAACATATACGAACTAATTTCATACGTCAACAAAAAAAGTGAAGTTTTTTCAAATTATTTTATGCCACCCCTGTCAAAATGGCATCGATCAAAAGCTTGGGATTTTCGTACCGGTTCTTTGCGGGTTCGAGCGCAAGCTTTTCAGCCAATGCCTTTGCCAATGCCTGTTTTTCGGCATTGTCGATGGTCATGACGCGGTATGGGCGTTCGGCTTTGCACTTGGTGCCGCCAATTTTTTTAAACTCCTGCACGATGCCCTGACGGTCAGAACGGATCACGCGAGCCAAAAACAAAGTTTCATATTTTTTGGTTTTGCCATTCAGTTCGGTCATGCTGTAAGTTTCTTCGACAGCAATAAAATCGTTTTTCTTTGCTTTAGACATTTTAGCCTCCTGTTGGGTTGGTTGGGGGCAAAAGCCCCCGATTAATTAAGCTTGTTTTTCAACTGCAATGATGAAATTGCCGCAGCAATTGTAAACGTCGAAACCTTGATATTTGCCATCGTCATAAGCGGTGTAGCTGTCACCGCCATCGAAAACGAACCAAACACCGCGCATGTTGAAGTTGTTTTTGTGAGGTGTGTATGAAGGTTCGGCTGGATTAAATTTGCTGCCCTCATTGGTTGTGACCATATCAACCATGCCGTCAAAACGTGATTTTGGATTAACAAAAAGCTTGCCTTCGTTCTTTTTGATGAATGATTTAACGGTTGCGAGTGTGATGCGTTTTGTCATGATAGGCTCCTGTGTGTTTGGGCATCGCCCTTGGTTGATGCATGTACTATGAACGAACTAATTTCACACGTCAACAAAAAAAGTGAAGTTTTTTCAAATTATTTTTTGGGCTTAGAAAAAACCCTAAAAACCCGTTAACATTGCAATCCTTTGCCTGCGGCACCAAATATGTTATAAGCGCTGAAATTCCTTTGTTTTTGTATGGGTAGTCAAATGGTCAAACGCGGACCCCCTAATAAATTCTCGCAGGAGATTGCAGATCAGATCTGTGACCTTATGGCTGCAGGCTCAGATATGATTGAAGCTTGCGACGCGCTTAAATTGAACCGGTCGACCGTTTATCGGTGGATGACGCAATTCCCTGAGTTTGAGGCACAGTGTGCGCGCGCACGCGAAACATTAACAGACGTGCGGCTGAAAATGATCCGCGACAAGATCACGACGGCGCAGGAAAAGAAAGTTGACCCTGCTCTATTGCGGATCCAAGTGTCGCACGAGCAATGGCTGGCGGAAAAGATCGCGCCCCGATATCAGCAACGTCAGCGCACCGAACTGACCGGCAAGGACGGTGGTCCAATCAAGATCGAGTCGATTGACCTGTCGCACATGTCCGATGAAGAACTTGATCTGCTGGACATGGCGCTCAACCCGCCGGCAGATGACGACGACGATGAATAAGGTCGCCCTGCTGCCTCACGCTGTCGAGCGGACGCTGTGCGAACGGTCGCTGTCCGCTTTCATCCGCAAGGCGTGGCATGTTGTCGAGCCTGGGCAGAAATACGACCACAACTGGCACGTCGACTTCATCTGCGAGCACCTCGAAGCCATCACCGAAGGCGTCCGCCTTGAGGACGGTCGCTGGTATAACCGGCTGCTGGCCAATGTGCCGCCGGGCACGTCCAAGAGCCTGCTCCTGAACGTGTTCTGGCCTGCGTGGGAATGGGGGCCAAAGGCCATGCCTTGGCTGCGCTATGTCTGCGCCGCGCACAAGATCGAAAACCTATCGGCGCGCGATAGCCGGCGCATGCGTCAATTGATCACAAGTGAATGGTATCAAAACCATTGGGGTGATCGCGTGCAGTTGGCGCGTGATCAGAACGAAAAACTGAACTTCGTCAATTCGGCGCAAGGCTTCCGCATTGCCACCGCCATCACCAGCTTGACCGGTATTCGTGGCGACCGCGTCATCATCGACGACCCACACAGCGTCGACTCTGCGGCGTCCGAAGTGCAGCGGCAGGCCGAAGTGCAGACCTTCCTCGAGGCCATCCCCTCGCGCCTTAACAACCCCAAGAAATCGGCCATTGTTGTCATCATGCAGCGGCTGCATGAAGACGATATCGCTGGTATTATCCTCGACAAGCAATTGGGTTACGATCACATCATGCTGCCGATGTTGTTTGATCCAATTCGATCAACGCCCACAATGTTGGGTGCTGTCGATCCGCGCACCGAGCCAAACGAATTGCTGTTTCCAAAACGTTTCCCGCTTGAGATCGTGCAGCGCGACCGCAAGGTGATGGGCGAGTTCGGCTTTGCCGGCCAGTATCAGCAAGAGCCTGCTCCGCGCGGTGGCGGCATTATTCAGCGCGAATGGTGGCAGCTTTGGGAATCGCCCGATAATGCCTATCCGCCATTCGAATACATCTTGGCGTCGGTTGACACCGCCTACACAGAGAAAGAAGAAAATGACTTCAGTGCCATGTCGGTGTGGGGCGTATTCAGTCACGACCCGACAGCTCAGGCCAGTAAGATACAGGGCTATGACGGGCGCGTGATGCAGGTCGAGCGCACTTATGGCGAGCTGGCGCCCAAGGTGCTGCTGATCGACGCTTGGCAGAAGAAACTGCCGATCCACGAGCTGGTCAAGGAAATTGCCGAGACCGCCAAAAAGTGGAAAGTGGACAAGGTGCTGATCGAGGCCAAGGCCTCCGGCATCTCGGTCGATCAGGAACTGCGCCGCCTTTACACGCACGAGCTATTCGCCGTTCAGCTATCGAACCCCAAGCGGCTAGACAAGGTCGCCCGCCTGCATTCTGTCAGCCACCTGTTCGCCGAGTCCATGGTTTACGCGCCGGATAAGGCCTATGCCGAGATGATGATCAGGCAGGTCTCGACCTTTCCCAAGGCCAAGAACGACGATCTGGTTGACACCTGCAGCCAAGCCCTGCGCCACCTGCGCGAACTTGGCATGCTGACGCGCGGCCCTGAGCGCACTGCCGAACTGGATGCCATGAAGCACCACCATGGTGCCGCACCGCCTCCGCTTTACCCCGCTTAGGGCGGGCTTTTCTATTTCGCCGACCTCTGATATGGGTCTAGGACAAACGGGCGTTCCTACGCCAATTGTGAGGGATTGCAATGCCACTGACCCCAGGCCTCGTGCCCAACGTACGCCAAACGGCACCGGATGACCCCGATCAGCCGAACCCGATGGACATTGTCATCGAGATGGCTGGCGAGGGCGACGACGTGCCAGAGGTCAATCAGGATGGTGCAATTCTCAAGATCGAACACGGCGACGGGTCGATCTCGATCAGCCTGAACGGCCAGCCACTTGGCCAGTCTGGCGCTAAAAAGCCGACCGGTTGGTTTGACAATCTGGTTGAGGACATTGACCAGTTTGAGCTGAGTTCTATCGCGTCCGAA